GTACAAGTCAGAAAACGATATCGTCAAACATATCAAAACTGAAGAGCGAGGGGTACCCGCAGAGACAGTCAGTAGCGATAGCGTTATCGACAGCGGGGAAATCAAAGCAACAATCAAGAAAAAGCCAGCAAAGGCCAAAAAAGCCAGTAGCTCTAAAAAGGGGTGGGCTAGTAAAAAACTTCTCTCCGATAGCAAGGCCACAGAAGTTTAAAGGTGTGTTCTGATGAGCGCGGAAGAAATAGCAAGAAGAATGCTAGAATTACGCATTTTGCCTCGGTTTATGATGCTTTGTATGACTGGTGTTTACATTAGATGTATCGAATGGGCACTTAACCAGCCTGATTTAACAACACAGCAGGCTTCGCTAATTTCAGTGGTAACTGGGGCCATGACGGGAAGTCTGGCAGTCTGGCTAAATAGCGAGAGAGGTTAATGTCTATAGAGCTTCAGTATTGGTTGGTGTTCATGGTCACGCTGAACACCTTTATAAACGTGATTGTGTTCTTTAGGCATAGGTTTAAAGGAAATGCCAAGAGTTAGTGAAAATACTGAAGTAGCTCTGCCGCTACGGAATATCATCAGCATGATTGCTGGTGCGTCTGTAGCTACATGGGCATATTTTGGTATTATCGAGCGGCTCAACCAGATTGAGACTAACATTACTATGATGGACTCTGATGTTACGCAGAACACAGAGTTTAGGATTAAATGGCCTAGGGGGGAGATGGGTAGCTTACCTGCTGATTCAGAGCAGTTTATGTTAATAGAGCATATAGCGTCAGAGCTAGAGAAGTTGCAGACAGAAATAGAAGAAGGCCGTGCGCCTTACGACCAGCAGCAAAAGCTTACCCTAGAGTTTTACGAAAAGCGCATATCTAATTTAGAACAACGCTTAGAGGCGCTTCGCAATGGTGACTGAATTAACATTTGTTTTATTGCTGGTTATTTCAGGCGAGAGGTTGGAATTTACGCCTTATGACAACCTTTCTGAGTGCCTTTCCACCAAGCGTAAGATTGAAAGAAAGGTGGGGCGCTATCAAAAGGACTTTAACAAGCGATGGACTTGCAAAGAGATGACAGTTAAAATGCAGGACGGGGCTATAGTAGAAATAATTAAATAGCTGGAGGGTTTATTTGGAGTAAAGAATGGACCCCGCAACCGCGATAGCCATAGCCACCGCTAGTTTTAGCGCTCTTAAAAAAGGCTTCTCCCTTTCTAAAGATGTCTATTCTATGGCATCTGACATCGGCAAGTTTATGGATGCCATAGACTCCGTAAAAAACACCCACAAAGAAGAAAAGAAAAAATATGGTAGCGTTGGTGAAGAGGCGCTGCAAACATTTATATCACATAAAAAAGCTCAAGAGATGGAAAATGAGCTTAGAAACTTCTTGATTGCCAATTATGGATTTAATGCTTGGCAAGACGTTTTACGCATACAGGCAAAGATACGCAAAGAAAGAATAGCTATGAAAGAAAAAAGAAGAAAGCAGATATAGCAAGCCGTGGAAATAGCTTTCATAATTCTTGTTGGTGCGGTAGGTTTACTTAGTATATATTTATTTGCTATGTACTTGAAAGGTTAGGAGGGAACTATGTTGCAAGCGTTAATTGGCCCAGCCACTGAAATAATTGGTAAGTTCATTGAGGACAAAGACCAAAAAAATAAATTGGCGCATGAAATCGCCACTATGGCGGAAAAACATGCTCAAGAGTTGGCGAAAGGCCAAATGGCTATTAACGCTGAAGAGGCGAAACACCGAAACATCTTTGTAGCTGGTTGGCGCCCCTTTATTGGCTGGACCTGTGGCCTTGCGTTATTCGCGCACTTTATTTTATTTCCGTCCGCTGATGTAATCACTGCTTATCTTGGATATGACGCAGTTTCATACCCGGCCTTTGATATGGATAGCTTAATGACTATATTGTTAGGTATGTTAGGTCTTGGCGGAATGCGTAGCTTTGAAAAGTACAAAAAACTAACTAAATAAGCTACGCCTGGAGGGGTTATGGACGCAATAGCATTAACTGAACATTTATTAAAGAACATCCGGCAGCAGAAGGATGACTATGCAACTATGCTGTCGAATGGTGCGGTAGAGAATATGGAAAACTACCGCTTCATAGTAGGTCAAATACGCGGACTGACTTACTGTGAAGATGAAATAAGAGCCGCGATGAGAGGGGTCATTGAAGATGGCTAAAAAACTATTCGTGCCTGAAAGGGTTGCGGCAAACATGAAGTCTGATGCGCCACAGACTGAAATACCAAAGGCGGTGCAAAATGCTCTTCCGAAAGAAGAGGAAAACAAGAATACAGAAAACCCATCTCAGATGGATGCTTCTGCCCTAGAAAGATTGCCAGACCCTGTCGGCTATCGCCTTCTTGTTATTCCATACTACCCACCAGCAAAAACAAAAGGCGGCATTTATATACCAGATGCTACCCGTGACAGAGAAGCGTTTGCTACTGTTGCTGCTTATGTTGTTAAAGTTGGTCCAGATGCTTATAAAGACCAAGACAAGTTCCCTTCTGGCGCTTGGGCGTCTGAGAAGTCTTGGGTTCTTATGGGACGATATGCTGGAAATAGGTTCAAAGTGGATGGACTTGAGGTAAGACTCATAAATGACGATAATATTATCGCCACTATACTTGACCCAGCAGATATCTCATATGTATAAATATACTGGAGGCAACCTATGGAAGAAATAATGAACGCAGAAGCAGAAGCAGAAGAAAACTTCACATTTGATGTAGAAGATTCTGATACTGTTGAGGAAGTAAAAGAAGAAAAACCCGAACAAATGTTCGACTCTTCTGATTCTTCAGAAAATGAAGGGGCGACTGATGATGACCTTGAGAACTATAGTGGCAATGTTCAAAAGCGTATTAATCAGTTAACAGCCAAGAGAAAGCAGGCTTTGGAAGAGGCCGAAGCAGCATATCAGTATGCAGAGCAAGTAAAAGCGCAGAACGAAGAGATGCGTAAAAAGCTTGCAGAGCTTGACCAAGGCTACACCAATGAATATGGCGCTCGTGTTGAGTCACAGTATGAGCAGGCCAAAAAGCTTCTTAGGGAAGCTCGTGAAATTGGCGATATGGACAAAGAGATTGAGGCGCAAGACCTTATATCTCGTTTAGCCATCGAAAAAGAGCGTGTTCGTGTACAAAAGGCTCGCGCAGAACAGCAAGTTGAGCAACCTGTTCCGCAAGAACCACAACGCCAGCAAGTTCCACGGGTTCAGGACTTAGACCAAAAGCTTCAGTCTTGGCTTGGAAAGAACGATAGCTGGTTCAACAAGGACATGGTTATGACGCGAGGAGCGCAGGCCATTCACGAGCAGCTAGTAGGGTCTGAGGGCTTTGACCCAACAAGTGATGAATATTATGCGGAAATTGATAAGCGTATGCGTCAAGAATTCCCGCACAAGTTTCAGGCGCAACGGCAGAACGCCCAAACTGTTGCACCTGCGTCCTCCGGACGGTCTGTGAAATCAGGGCGGAAAAAGACGGTGGAATTAACACCAGGTCAGGTGGCTTTCGCCAAGAAGATGAATATTCCTCTTGAGCGGTATGCAAAAGAAGTCGCAAAACTAGACACAAGGAGTGCATAATGGTTGACCGCGCAAGCCGGGATTCGCAAACCCGTGAAAAAACAGCGAGAGTAGAAGCGTGGCGTCCACCATCAACACTTGAAGCTCCTGAAGCCCCTGTCGGTTATAAACACCGCTGGATTCGTGAGTCAGTCATGGAATATGATGACCGCAATAACGTCCATAAGCGCCGCCGTGAAGGTTGGGAGCTTGTACGGGCGGAAGATTACCCTGATTTCGATGCACCTGTCATTGACGAAGGTAAAAACGCTGGCGTAATCGGCGTAGGTGGTTTGGTTCTTGCTAGAATACCTGAAGAGATTGTGGAACAGCGTGATGCACATTACCGTAGTGTCACAGAAAATCAAATGGAAGCTGTAGATAGAGATTGGATGCGTGAGTCCAATGCGGCTATGCCCAAGCTAAATCCGCAGCGTTCAAGTCAAGTAACTTTTGGCTCAAGAGGCCAAAAATAAACTCGTAAGGAGAGTTCAAAATGGCAAATAAAGATGCTGCCTTTGGTCTGCGCCCAGCGCGGATGATGAACGGCTCTGCCTTTATGAACCAACAGAACCGCTATCGCATTGCCAACAATGCTTCTGACGCGATTTTCCAGGGTGACTTAGTGGAAACACTGACCGCTGGCACAATCGGCGTTAAAGCTGCTGGCGAAACTGATGCGGCTCTGGGTGTGTTCAACGGCTGCCGTTACACAGACCCTGTTTCTGGTAAGGAAACATTCTCAAACTACTACCCTGGCTCAATCGCTGCGGATGACATTGAAGCATTCGTTATCGATGCACCAGACGTAGTGTACGAAATCCAGGCTGATGCTGCATTTCCAGTAACAGACCTGTTCGGTAACTTTGACATTGTTGTTGGCACAGGCGACACAAACTCAGGTATGTCTCGTACCGAGCTTGGCGTCACCACTGGTGCTGTAACTACCACTCTGCCTCTGAAGGCAATCGACATTTCTCAGGACCCTGAGAATAGCGACACTGGTAGCGCAAACACAAATGTCATGGTTGTTATCAATAACCACGTTCTGAGCGGCGGCACCGCTGGCTTGGCATAAGGAGACTAGATAA